TTATCATGGGAAATATGTTTTCGGGGAAAACTTCAGAACTTATTCGAAGGTTGAAGCGACTCAAGATTCTGGGTAAGCAAATTGTGGTTGTGAATTCTGCAAAAGATACACGATCCCCCGATGAAGTCCTCAAAACCCATGATAATGTCAAGTTTGATTGTCACAAGGTGATCAACTTGTATGAACTACTGGGAAAGTGTGATTTTGAGGATGCCGATGTTGTCGCGATCGATGAAGCACAATTTTATCCCGATCTTAAACATTTTATCGTGACGTGTATGGATATGGGGAAGGATGTGATCATCGCGGGTCTAGATGGCGACGCATTTCAGAGGAAATGGGGAGAACTTCTTGATTGTATCCCAATTGCTAGTGAAGTTACGAAGTTATCAGCACTGTGTAAATATTGTCGGCACGAGACCCCTGGTCCATTCACAAAGAGAATTGTAGAAGACCGAGAACTCGAACTCATCGGTGGAAGTGATATGTATGTCGCCGTATGTCAGAAACATCTATGAACATCCAGAATTAAAACAACTCGCCTACCGTCGCCCGTCTTGGTAAGTTCGTGGTACCGTGCGTGGTCAAAGAGGTACTCCTCACCTTCCTTGTGTACGTGAGGTCCCTTCTCAGTATAGAGTGTACAGTCACCTCCACCCTCTATAGTAAGATGATACCGAAGTAGGATGTTTGTCTCTGCACGATGCGGTGCGATAGTCATTGGACCTTCAACAACTGCGAAGAGTGCCGTCTCTTTGTTTATACAAGGAATCTGATCGATGAGATTTTTTAAAAGTGGAAAGTTTTCAGCTTTGTAGAAATAGTACCTCTCATTCTTCTCAAACCATGGATCGAGATCATGGAAGTATTGTTTCTCAAGTTTCTTGGAAACTTTCCCAAACTCTTTTTGAATCTTTCGAAAATGAAACTTGATGAGCCATAGACCTGGATGATCTAGAACCCTATAGTTTGAAAATCCAGTAAGTATGTCAATGATCGTGTTTCGCATACCTACCAGGGGTCGTCGTGGGTTCTGAAAATACAGGCGGTCGATGGGTGCCTTTAGGTAATCATGGAGAACCAAACCCACTGGTACCAGGATGAGAGGCCACATTATTTTCTCTGTAGATAATAAAAATGCCCGGATACGGTGGACCAATGGAAAAGTATGCCCCCGCCCCTGTCGAAGAAGTCGAGACTGTCGAGAAGCGCTTCGTGATGCCCAAGATGCCCGCTCTCACTGTGGTTCAGATTATGCTCGTCGCCACTATTGCTGTGTATGCCTACACTGCGCGTAAGATGAATGGTGTTGTCGTCTCCACCCTCGCCCTTACTGTTGCCCTCCTCCACGTGTACGATCACATGTACCGCGTGAAGCGTGGCCCTGAGCAGCTTTTCTTCCTCCCCAAGAAGGAGGCTTATGGCTGCATGGCGTGCAAAAAATAAATACTCATAAAAGATAAGTATGCGCGTCAAGATTATAAAGAGCCCTGATCGTAAGAAAAAGTTCAGGGCTGTCTTAGAAGACGGCAGGACTGTTGACTTTGGTGCCAGTGGATATTCTGACTACACCAAACACAAGAATCCTTCACGTATGCGTTCCTATGTACTCCGCCATGGTGGTCGAGTACCCAAGAGGACAATAGCAGAGAGAGATCCAGCACGGATACATAAAATGATGCTCGATGTGACATCGAGTGACAAAGAGGACTGGAAGAAGAGTGGTATCGGTAGGGCTGGTTTCTGGTCCCGCTGGTACCTCTGGGGTCATCCATCGTATGAGGGTGCTAAAAAGATCATCACCAAGAAGTTTGGGGTTACTTTTGACAAAGTTCCCTAGCAGAGTATCCAATTAGAGTAATTGGAGTTCCAGCTGATTCCAATGCACGTTGTGCCACAGTCGAAGGGTTTTTCATACCACCGATGGTTAGTATATCACCAGGTTGGTTATAAGGAGGAGTAGTTCTAGCAGCTCTCAATTTATCGGCAGTAGCACAAAATGCCTTAACATCATTAGGGTTTGATTTGCTAATCTTATCCATTTCCAACTCTCTTTCCTTACTGGTTTTCAGAGCATCGGTTCTTTTCTTAACAACATCCTTTAAAAAGGGTGAGTGGTTCTTGAATTCTCCAAATCCCGTCACCTTCAAGAAGTGTGGACCTGTTCTGGGAATCAGACCAGAGAAGAAGGCGGCGGCTGAAGAGGATGACGAACAACAAGAAAGTACGCACATAGCAAGAACAATGTTTGCCATCTTATACTTTTATCACTTATTTAATTTTGCGAGTTCCAAAGCACGCTTCACGAACGCCTTATCCCGTTTAATCTTAGGATCCGCGGCGATAAGACGCAACAACGTGGCAGTAGGAATCTTGGGGGTGTTTCCCGTTGGTTTAGGCATCTTCTTCAACTTTTTCTTCGCTTCCTGAAGTTGTTTCACACCTGGCATTTATTATGGGCGGAGACCTTTTTTCGCGAGAGTCGCCTTGAGTTCAGCCATGAGTTTGGCGCGCTTATTGTTTAGCATGGGTTTCCTAGGTGGAGGAGGAGGGGGTGGGGGTGGAACACGAGCGCCTTGAGGCCTGGGTGTCGTCACAGGAGCAACTACGGTTTGACAGATACGAATAACTTTTTGGGCATTCTTCACACTGTTCTCAAAATTCATAGTAATTTTGGAGCGGAGTTCTCTCGCGGTAAGTTGGACGCGCTTTCCGTCGACTGTCTTAGTGACACGAAGACCGAGCTTCTTAGCTTTATTTTTCAGGTCCCTGTACTGCATATACTAGTACACAAGAAAATGATAAAACGTCTTGATGTCTCCATCATTGATCAACTTCACAAATTCTTGATCACTTTTCGTGAACATAAGTGGGTTTGGTGATGCCATCGTAAACGCGCGATCGATTGTTATACCAACCTGATCCAAGTATGTGAGTAAGTTTACGATTTGTTCATAAGGTAATACGTCCATAGCAATTCTAAATTTTCCCACTGAGAAGTCATATTCACTTTCACTCTTCTTAATGAGCAATTGTCTTTTTATAAATTTTTCTAAATCAGTTTGGGGATTATGACCGATTCGTATATCACACTTGAGATACTCCATCAAGTCTCGAACACCGTGTGCGACCAGTTTCACAAAACTGCGTTTCTCTGGTGTCATACTTACAATGTATAAAGATAAATTGTGAAATCAGGGTAAGATGAGTGAAGTTCATGAACTCAAAGTATTGATTCACAAAGTTCTACTACCGAGGATTAGACAGCTTGAAGAGGAGGTTTCATCATTGAGAAAACACACTTGGCCATATGTCCAAAGTAATCGCGAGAAACATCAACTTGACGACATCGATGTGAAGAAGGACTTTTTCAAACATCTCGATGAAGATACGATTAAGGAACTTTTACTTGAAAAGGCGAAACTGACGAGGACACCGGGTTTTCACAGGAGAGAATTTGATCTTACAAATAATTTTTGTTAACGTACTATAAATGGCACTTATATTTTCTCTGATCCCAGGTCTCGATATGCCTAAAATCCCATTCATTTCTGATCTCTTCAAAGGAAATGATAAACCTATGGATTTACAATGGCTTGCCTCTTATATCTGTAGCATATTCTGTTCCATGCTTGTGGTGTACGGTGTTATGAAGATGCCATTCAAAACACCACCAATGCTCGCAGCTGCGTGTATGTGTTTATCTTGTTGTAGTTCATCGACTTCACGTGTTGTAACTGATCTTAAAAAGCGCATTTAGAAAAAATCGTCTGTCCTGTACATATTCACTGCGAATGAACCAGTCTTACCAGTTACCGAGACTGTTTCATTTCCGTATAGCTCTTGGCATCCAATATCCTCGATACAGTCACGACCATTGTGACTCACTGGAATGGGGTACAGGTTCTCACCACCAGTGGTTGTGTAATAATGGTAACGATCTCGACGACCACGAACTTCCTTACCGTAAAGAGGCATAGTCTCGCCGGACCCAGTGAGTATACCCATCTGCTGCATACGACCAGGTTTATATTTCTTGATAGGTGGTCCTCTGAACTCGGGTTCGCGTCGAATCTCCTGAGAACGCACAGGTCTTGGGGGTACCATCATAGTAGGAACTTTCACCGGAACCTTGACAACCCGGGGATTTTGGATGAGATACACAATGACCACGACCAACGCGACAAGGATCACCCATAGCAATTGAGTCTTTGTCTTGTTCTTCATTTACTATAGTTAAGGAAAATCTTTCACTTAGAGACATGAAGGTGTTGGCGATTGACATTGGTTATCACAACATGGGTCTTGTCTTAGCGGAGTCTTTATCTGGACCAAAAATTGATGTAGAATATATAAAGAAGGTAAGTCTCGAAGACTATAAATACATACACTCAAATGATTTCGTAGACACCATTCCTTTATTTGTAGAAGATCACCGAGACCTATTCGACAAAGCTGAAAAAATCCTCATAGAGAGGCAACCTCCCGGGGGGTTCCAGAATATCGAGATACTTCTACATTACATGTTCAAAGATAAGGTTTCTTTGGTTTCACCTGTGAGCATGCATGTGCATTTTGGTATGAGACATCTAGACTATGACCAAAGAAAGGAAAGAACTGTCTCCATCGCTGAGAAATATATCGATGGAGACATCCCCTATGAGAGAAAACACGACATCGCTGATGCGTTATGTATGATCGTGTACCACAATTTTAAGAGTTGTGTACATTTCTTTGATCAATTCAAGTTTTCTCCTCGTGCAAAATCTTGAGCATGTTCACGATAGTTTCAAACATGTCAAAAACTTCACTCGGGTTTCGTCTTTCGACAGCATCTTCAAGTTTTTTGATGTTATACTCGAACGATTTCTTCTCCTTTGCAATATCACCCATCTTGGCTGCCAAAGCCGCAACCTTGTCATCGATGAATCGTGTGGTTTTTTCAATGGTTGTATCCAGCTTCTCAATTTCTTGGAGGTACAATTTTTTGTGCCTATCGAGAATACCCCTTTTTACTTCAGATTCGCTGCGCTCAATCTGAGCATCGAGGCGCTCAATCTTCTCCTCAAATGTTTCAATGTTGGCTACATATTCAGACTGGTAGATCTCCTTAGCATTTTTCAAGCGATTAATCTCGTTGCGAAACTTTGTGTCCATGACTATTTTACCTTAGCTTCATAACTTTAAGTGTTTGGTTCAAATCCTTTGTGAATTCTTTAAAATGACCAAGTCGATACTGTACAAATGCCCAAAGTGCGAAGAAGAGGGTTTTGGTCAACTTGTTCACTTCATTATCTTCCATCTTGTAAATTGGTCCAACTAGGCGTCCCATGAATGTTTCATCTTTATGTTTACCGGTCATGAACATCTCAGCTTGTGTGAGTGCGCATGTATCATCGTTCACAGACCAATGATAAAATAAGAATGGAATGAGCATTGAATAAAATTCGAGGTTCTTCTGGTTGTTTGTGAAAGGGACAATTAGGATAGCCAAGAGAAAGATGACGTGCATGAAGAATATTATGTTCATCTATTATAAGATGTCAGAAGAAATTAATATGGAAGAAACATGGAATGAATATCATGAAAACGTGTTGCGTCAATGGGGTGAGGCGGCAGCGTGTTACAGATATATGCATCATCGCTCTTTTCTGATGTATAAAAAGTTGAGTCTGCGTTTTAATTTACCAGTCATCGTCTTATCGACCATCACGGGTACTGCAAACTTTGCGCAGAGTACTTTACCTGTGAGTATACAACCTGCAGCACCATCAATAATTGGTGGTTTAAATCTCATCGCGGGTCTCATCGCGACAATCATGCAATTCCTCAAGGTGAATGAACTGATGGAAAATCACAGAACCTCTGCGTTAGGTCATGGAAGTCTTTCAAGAAATATTAGACTTCAGTTATCACTACCTCGTGAAGAACGTAAAAAGGAGGGTTTGAAATTTGTTGAAGAATGCAAAGCTGAATATGATCGTTTACTCGAACAATGTCCTGCTATTCCTAAAAAGATTCTCATGAACTTCGAAAAAGAGTACCCATTAGAAGGTGTGTTCACAAAACCAGAGATATTAACTGTGCGCCCCATACCATCTCTTAAGTTACCAAAAACTATTGAACCTATTCGAGCTATAACAAAAGACACTGTTTTTGAAAAGGTGGGTACCTTCTTAGCTAAAGAACCTGAGGAGTATGAAGAGGATGAGGAAGAGGAAGAAGAGGAAGAAGAGACAGACGTCGAGCAAGGTATACCAAAAGAATAAACATAACCAAATTGGTAAGAATACTTGAAACAATGTATGGTACAATTTTCCTTTTTAAAGGTTCTACGATACGTTTATGAAGTGCGCCATTTCCGAGCACCAAATCTATGGCCTGATTAGTAAGATCATCGATGGATTCTTTCATTAAAATAGTTGAACAAAAAAAGGATCCCATTGTTTCCACAGTACATCGGAAATATATTGATCTAATTCGTCAGTACATTCGTGAGCGTAAAAATGTATTCATCTGTGGCGCTTCCGGTGTTGGAAAGTCTTATATTCTAAAGGCTGTTCTTGAGGGTCTTAATCATGTTGAACTTCAATCTGAACATCTCAAGAGTAAGTCCCCATTTCTCCAATTCATAAAACCGTCCACGAAACATGTATTCATCGAAGACTATGACCCCATTTTCAAACCTATCATCGAGAAGGTTGCAGATGGTGATCGAATCTCGCGTGGATGTCTTTTGGTGACTACGACAAGTATGTGTATGTATCCAAATTTCGAAACAGTATTCATCCCGAGACATAAACCAGAAGTTCTAAAAACTTTGACAGACAAGGTCGGTATTGACGTGGATAATGCTGCAATACGAGCACAAGGAAATATACGGAATTTTTTTACATATCTTGATGGTTACGATGAAATCGATGATTTTGGAAGTCCAAAAGATTTTATCAATGGAATCTTATCGGATCCGAGTCCAATAGAAATTTATGATCGCCTTTCTGAACATGGACACATTTGGGACATTTTTCAAGAAAATTATCTAAACTCTGAAGGTGTTGATTTCATAAAAGCGTCCCATTCATTTTCTGAGGCTGACATGTACGATACATACATGTATTCTCAAGGTGAGTGGAATCTAATGCCGTATTTTGTATTACACGCCTTGACAATACCCAAAACCACCTTGGGTCAGCCAATCGCTAAAGATAAGATTCGACCAGGGAGTTGTTGGACGAAATTCGGAAACTATAAGATGCGTAAACACAAGTTTGATGAAATTAAGAAAAAGTCAAGAATGGGGTTGGGTATAGAGGAATTGTGCCTGTTAAAGAAATATGCAGAAAGTGGAGACTTAGAACCATTAGTTGAGTATAAAATTACACCCCAGGATTTTGATGTCATCAATCATCTCGCTGTTGGAAATGGCTTAAAATCGAGGGACGTCACAAGAGTAAAGAAAGCATTGAAGAATGTCTACGAAAGATGAAGAACCTGAATCTGAAGAATGTGTTAAGGTTATCGGAAACGAGATTCTTTTCTATGCCGATGTCGATCGCGAAAACGCTCTTGACTTCGTTGAAAAATTTAAGAAGTTGGAGATTGAACTTCTTAAAAAGAAAGCTGAACTCTTTGGGTACGAACCCTTGATCCGGGTTCACATCATGAGTGAAGGTGGAGACATTTTTGCTGGTATGAACATGATGAATGTCCTTGAAACTTCGCGTGTCAAGATTCATACTATCGCCCAGGGTTCCTGTTGTAGTGCAGCTACATTCATGCTTCTTGGAGGTTCTGAGAGGCGAATGGGGAGGAACGCATACGTTCTCATTCACCAAATTTCTACCGAGATGTGGGGTAATTTTCAAGAACTTAAACATGAGCTGAAATCAACGGATAAGTTTATGAGAATGTTGAAGAAGATGTATCTCGAAAAGACTCAGATTCCTGATAAGATGCTCAAGAAGTTGATGAAGAAGGATATTTACCTTTCCCCAAAAGATTGTCTCAAGTATGGAATCGTTCACGCGCTTGAGTAATCCCAACTGAGCGTTTATACATCGCTAATATACATATAATTATAAGAATAACACAAAAAGTATTCAAATTCATCTGTACTGTTGTACTTTCTGGAGGCCTAAGTCGTTCCATTCTGCCATAGTTTATAACGGGTAATTCTGACATCTATTTAAAGTTGAGAATTTAATTATCCGCATATTGCACAATGGAACGCCTTATCAGACAAGATAAACATGGTAACGACCGCTACATTGACATCAAAGTTGAGGATTTGGGAGATGGGACTGCGGACATCGTGAAGATCTCTGGTGTTGTGGGAAATGAAAAGTTTTCCGAGTCGCGAACCAATGTCAAGACTGGTTACGAAAAGGCTCTCAAGAGAGCCCAAACTATGTGGAACAATGAGCATACCAAGTGCAACCAAGTGTTGCCCATGCTCGCCAACAAATGGGAAAACCGTAAAAAGTACATCAGTCAACCTTTCTATGTTCAACCCAAACTCGACGGTGTACGCCTACTTGTCTCGAAGGATGGGGGTATCTCGAGGACGGGTAAGGTTGTACCCGGAACCGAAATTCTCGGTAAGGGTCTCGAGGAAGGTCAATATGTCGACGGTGAAGCGTTTGACCCTAACCTCAACTTTGAAGAACTCACGAGCACTTTCAAGACTGACCCCCTAAAGCTCAAGTTCCATGTGTTCGACTTCTTTGATTTGAAGAAGCTTGACATGACCTTTGAAGAACGCTGGGAAAAGGTTAAATCTCTCAAGAACTCTCACTATGAATATGTGGAGACGACACTTGTCATGTTGCGGGACCACCTTCCGATGATGCATGAGAAGCATGTCAAGGAGGGTCACGAGGGTACAATGATCCGCGACATGGCCAGTGTGTATGAAGTGGGTCAACGAAGCAACTATCTTCTCAAGCACAAAGATTTTCAGACCGAGGAGTATCCTATCGTGGATGTTAAGGAGGGATCAGGGCGTGAAGAGGGTACCGCAATCTGGGTCTGTAAAGTGGGAGAACAGCATTTCTCTGTGAGACCTGAAGGCACCATCGAAGTGCGCAAAAAATTCCTCGAAGAGAAGGATAAGTACATCGGGAAACAGTTGACGGTTCGTTTTCAGAATCTCACAGCCCTTGGTGTCCCCCGTTTTCCCGTTGGTGTAGTAGTTAGAGATTATGAGTGATTTGTAATAAATGAACCGCATTGCGATTGATATCGATGAAGTTCTTGTCCCGTTTCTCAGTCCAATGGCGAAATATCACAAGAAATCAATTTCCAAAACCAGGTACAGCTATGTCTATAGGGATATTTTTGACATCACAGAAGAAGAATCTCAAAAGATGGTTCAAGAATTTTACAAGTCCCAAGCTTTCGTCCAACTGACCCCTATGGGTGGGGCACAAAAAGCCATGTACAAACTCCGTAGAAGTGCTGATAAGTTGTACATCGTCACTGGTCGCCAAGATACAGTGAGGGAAGAGACAGAAGACTGGATTAATACATTCTTCCCGAATATTTTTGATGATGTCATTATCACAAATAGTTACACTCCATATGAAGTGAAAAAGTCTGATATCTGCCGTGCACTCAATATCGGTCTTATCATTGATGACAATAAGGGTATCTGTGATCAGTGTATCGAAGCGGGTACAGACGCCCTTAATTTCGTTGGTGACGAGATTTACCCGTGGTGTGAAGAGAGTGAAATCAGTATAAAAGGGTGGAACACACTAAAGCTATAATGTCTCTCGGTCTCATCGGTCTCGGTTCCATTGGTGGCAATCTCGCCCTAAACATCCAGAAGTCTCACGAACTTAATGTGTGTAATCGTTCACCCGAAAAGGTGAAGGCGGTTGTTAAGAAGTCTTCCCAGGTGAAGGGCTACGAAAATGTTGAAGAGATGGTCTCTGATATGGAGGAGCCCCGCACGATCATCACAGCTCTCCCACATGGGGAGACAACGGATGCCATGGTGAAAAAGTTGGGTTCAGTGATGACAAAGGGTGACACTATCGTGGATTGTTCGAATGAATTTTATCGAACCTCGAGGAATCGAGGTGCATTCTGTCAATCCAAAGGAATCGGGTATCTCGGTACTGGTCTCTCCGGTGGTGCTGAGGGTGCTCGTCTAGGTCCCGCACTCATGATTGGTGGGCCTTCGAAGACCTTCGAGGAACATGAAGACCTCTTCAAATCTTTTGCCAAGAGTTACGCTTATATGGGTGAGGACTATGGTGTTGGTCACTTTACCAAAATGGTCCACAACGGTGTAGAATATGGTATGCTCCAAGGTATCGCCGATGTATACGCGTTCTGTAATCAGGATGGGTACTACATGGGTCAGGTGCTCAAGCGAATCGAAAACACCGACATTTATGGCTACCTCACTAAATCGGCTATGGATGTACTTCATGAATACGATTTCAACAGGATTGCGGATATCGGACACATGAATAACACGGGTCTGTGGTGTTCGGAGATTGGTATGGAATACCACATTCCCACTCCCACGATTAACTCGGCGGTGAATACACGATTCACGAGTCGTACGGTTAAGGCTGTTAATACAGCCAATCATAAAAACTGTGCCATTGATTTTACAGTTGCTGTGGACGCACTTCGGTTCGTGTTCGCGACATCCCTTCTTGAGGGCTACGACCTAATGGAGACTCGGCATGTCTCTAATGAGAGTATCAAACAGGCTTGGTCTTCGGGTACCATCATCGAATGCCCCATGATTGGTGAGGATTACCGTACCATCATCGAACAGACGGCTGAAAACGCGCGGGTTATGGTGATGTATTGTGTCGCCGCGGGTATTCCATGCCCCGCTGTACAGGCTGCCCTTTCCCAGTATGATTTCATTCATGAAAAGTCAACCTCTATGAAGTTTATCATGGCCCAACGCAACTACTTCGGTCAACATGAGATAATGGAGGCATGATCCCACAGATAGTCTACCTCCTTCTCTTTTAGGAACAAGTCTCTGTTACCACATTTGATTTCTCTGAGTACATTTTCGTATGCGCATCCACCCATATCTAGGTTCCATTTATCATTATCGTTTATGAGAATGTATTTGTCACCTGGAACCATCTTGGCCAAGTCTGCTTCTAATTCGATACCCCTGTATGTCGTTCTGATTTTACATTCCGTGGGTGCTGTGCCTTTGTACTCCAAGTTTCTCGCAATTTGAATTATTTCTGGTGGTGATGCCGCCAATTCTTTTAAGATTTCTTCACGATTTCTGGACGTATGCTTCGCGATTATTGTCGCAAACAACAGGACACAATGACTTTGATACATGTCCCCGACTATACCCACGGTATCAAAGTAATTAATCCTCTCATTCATGTCACCACTCTCATGTAACTTGATTTTGATGGACTCGAGTTTCTTTGGTGTTTGTATATACTTTAAAACATCTTTACCGAGATAGTGGTCGTTATACACCACTTTCAGGTTGTTTTCATCGATGAAGTCTTTGATTCTCTCAAAATCGTATTTGGAGTGACCATGAGGTTTCTCAAGGATATAGGTCGCATCGACGAGACCGAGGTAGGGTTCCACATTTTCGCAAAAGTTGTGAGTGGGGATGGACATGTACGCTACGACGTTCTTGACATCTCGGAGGTGTTCCAGGTTCGCCACCTGCTGTCTAGAAATGGGAGTGTGAGGACAATCCAATTTCTTGAGAGCTGG